CCCTCGTGGGATACCCCTGTTTAGGGGAAGTGTCGTCCACTGTACATAATACATTTTCCGTCTGGGTTGAGTGATCCAGACGGCTACATATTTTCACTTACAAGTTTATTTAATGTTAAAATCAATAAAAATAATACAGAAACGAAGGAGGAAACGGCGGTGTTTTTGGATCAAATGCCGGCTTACACTTATGAGGTGGACTCCACAATGGATCCTACAAGAATGGTGGCTGACCGAGATGATGCAACATTGGACAATTTCTTTTCACGTCCTCTAAAAATCAGGCAGTACACCTGGACTCAATCATCCCTTTTCTATGAGAAATTCAATCCGTGGACATTGTACTTCGATAACCCACGAGTGATCAATCGCATAGCCAATTACAACTTGCTACGTGCAAAGTTGTGTGTCAAGATCGTAATCAACGGTAATGGTTTTCATTTCGGCCGTTTGATAGCATCTTATTTGCCATTGCATCAGAATGATTTCTTTACACAGGATAGGTCTTTCTTTATTCAAGATGTTGTTGGTGCATCGCAGAGGCCTCACGTCTATTTGGACCCCACGTTGAATCAGGGCGGCACTTTGTGTCTCCCTTTCATGTGGCGTGAGAACTATTTGGCGATACCAACTAATGATTGGGAGTTCATGGGGAATATGGTTATCCATACTATGCAGCAGTTGAAACATGCTAACGGTGCGACAGATCCCGTAACAATTTCAGTGTTTGCATGGGCAACCGACGTGACGATGTCTATTCCCACGTCTGCGATGCCATCAGGTATGGCCCCCCAAATGGATGATAAACCAGTGGAACCTCGGAAAGTTGAGTCGATGGACGGTAAACAACGGTGGCACAGGAGTCACCCCAAGTACAGCACGCACTATAATGATGCGCGCTTTAAGTACCCGCCCGAGCCAAAGAGAAATCCTGTCCCTTACACCCCCCAAATGGCGGACGAATATGCTGGTGGACCTATCTCACAACCTGCTTCAGTTGTCGCAAGAATAGCAGGTATGTTGACGGAGGCACCGGTCATTGGTCCATTCGCTATGGCTACGCGAATGGCCGCATCTACAGTCTCCAACATAGCAAAGCTTTTCGGTTATTCCAGACCGAATAATATCGCTAACATCGGTTACTTTAGGCCTGTCCCTATGGGGAATTT